AGGTGGTGACAGTCGTGCCCAAGACATATTGGCCATGATTCGTAATCGTCAAAAAGCATAAAGCAAAACACGGCTCGAGCCTCTGCAACCTAGTTGTACGCTCGGGTTATCTTTTTAGGAGAAACAACATATGGCAACGAAAGCATTTGATCTTTCAAAATTTAGAAAGACCCTAACCAAAAGTATTGATGGACTGGGTGTTGGATTTAATGATCCTACAGATTGGGTCAGCACAGGCAATTATACGCTCAACTATCTGATCAGCGGAGATTTTAACAAAGGAATCCCGCTAGGCAAAGTAACTGTGTTTGCTGGCGAAAGTGGTGCAGGTAAAAGTTTTATCTGTTCAGGTAATCTAGTACGCAACGCACAAGCACAGGGCATTTATGTTATCTTGATTGATACAGAAAATGCTCTAGACGAAACATGGCTACACGCACTTGGTGTGGATACCAGCGAAGAAAAACTTCTTAAACTCAACATGGCCATGATTGATGATGTGGCCAAAACCATTCATGAATTCATGAAAGAGTACAAAGAAATGAGTGAGCGTCCCAAAGTCTTATTTGTCATAGACTCATTGGGTATGTTGCTTACCCCTACTGATATTAACCAGTTCCAAGCTGGTGACATGAAAGGAGACATGGGTCGTAAACCCAAAGCACTTACCAGTTTGGTTCGTAACTGTGTGAACATGTTTGGTAGTTATAATGTGGGTATGGTGTGTACCAATCACACGTATGCCAGTCAAGACATGTTTGATCCAGACGACAAGATCTCAGGTGGACAAGGCTTTGTGTATGCATCTAGTATTGTTGTAGCTATGAAAAAACTCAAACTCAAAGAGGATGAGGATGGCAACAAGGTAAGTGATGTAATGGGTATTCGTGCGTCATGCAAGATCATGAAAACTCGTTATTCAAAGCCATTTGAAACTGTACAAATCAAGATTCCATACGAAACTGGTATGAATCCTTACAGTGGCATGGTTGATATGTGTGAGAAAGCTGGTTTGCTAAAACAAGAAGGCAACAGACTCAAATGGGTTGATCCAGAGACAGGTGAAGAATTCAAATTCTACCGAAAAGAATGGAAAGATGATAAATTAGATATGATAATGGCAAAATTCCATATCAAATCTTTAACAACAACTACAACCATTCCTGAGGAGATAGACGAGAATGTTGAATGAAACACAAGTAGGTGACATCTGGTTAAATTTTGTTGAGTACATCGATAAAAAGCAATTAGAAACAGTGGCAGAACGTTATGTTGATTTGCTAGCAGATTTTGGAGTATCTGACAAGGTATTTCAAGCGGCTAGTGGAGTAGACGAGATTCTTGATCAAGCAATTGGTTATTATCTCAACGAAGACGAAGATGACGGTGAAGAATACGACGAATTGGAGTTTTGATGGGATGGTATGCCAAGGTTGCCAAAGACATTAGCAACATACCAGATGCGGCAGAATACTTTGAAGCTGAACTACTAGAAGCCAAGGGTGAATGCCGTATCAGTGGCAATGTCGAACGTGCTGCGGCCGCCATGCCAGGTGTTGTAGAACAACGATTTGCACAACTTCAAGAAATTGAGGCGATTTTAGAATATCTCAATATTGAATTGCGTCGTCTCAAGAGTCAGCATTTTCGCAAGTACTTGGAAAACTATCAACGTGCTCTAAGTAGTCGAGATTGTGAACGCTATGTGGAAGGCGAGGCAGATGTTGTGGACTTTGAAAAAATCATCAATGAATTTGCCCTACTACGCAACAAGTGGTTGGGCATTACAAAGGCCCTTGACCAGAAACAGTGGCAAATCACTAATATTGTGAAATTGCGTGTTGCTGGAATGGAAGATTCAACATTATAATCAGTTTGTTCAAACTCACCACTGTAGGCCTTAAATAATATTGAGGCCTATTTTTTTCTTTGTGGTTGACCTTTGGCATCAACCCATGTATACTTGCTTATATGACCAATATCGACTACTTACTACTAGAAATTTTAAACACATCGGTGCCTGCCATTGAAGAAATCCTAGTACAAAAGGATGCTCGTGTGCTTCGCAGCCTGGGTTCTTCAATTGCCAGTCATTTGTTCATTACTGAAAATCAAAGTCGGTTGTTAATGAAAATTCTTCGAGAAAATTCAAGAAAATTAGGGAATTTTTCTGGTGACATTGATCAAGCATTACTTAGTCCCATGTGGTCAAAACCATTTAGGCAAATTGAACAAGTAAAAAAATTCTATATTGAAAAAAATCAGGATCAAGAATTCACTCTTGCCGTGGAATTTACTTTTAGTTCAGAAATTCGCAAAATTTTGTCAGGACTGCATAACGATATCGAAAATTTCACAACCTCGGCCAGTGGAAAAATTTGGAATGCCGATCTAACTGAAAAAAATATTGTGGTGCTGGTTGACACTTTGACTCCATTGGGGTTTGAAATTGAACAAACCATAAAAAACCACTATGATACCATAAAATCGTGGTCGGAACAAACAGTAAGAGATCAGTTCTTGATCACCAACATGGAAAATAAAAATTTCCAACAGACCATAACAGCTGATCTTGGTATCGAAACAACCATCGATCAAAACATCATAAACGATCGAAGCCTACGATATCGATATTTTGTGGAAAATATCAAAAATCCCGGTGAAACACTAATCCAGTACATGGCCAATCGATCCAGTACCAAGATATGGATTGATAAAAATCAGCACAGTTTGGCAGATGTATTAACAGCACTGGTTGAACTCAAACGTTTGCCCTTACTGGTGGTATTTGATACACTGGTCAATAACAAATATCTTGAAAATCTTGAAATTTTGACAAAATCCTTGAAAATTTCCGGTCTATACAACAGCGTGGGAATTTATTTTAGATTGCCCAATGATGAGATAGGTAAAAAATTCAACAGCTCTATCGCAGACAATAATTTTAACAAAAAACTTGATAATGATTTGCAGGTTGCTGCTGTGAGCAGCGGAAAAATACCCAAATTTTTCCTAAAAAATGCATGGCGTCCCATGAGTGTGATTGCGTTGGATACAAGAATGGGATTGCGTCATGGCAAGACATCGGTGTATACTAACTGTTGCGATTTGATTATAGAATACGCAGAAGAAAAAAGTATTCTTGAGGATAAAAAATTAGCATGGCGGTAAAATTAGTCATCAGAGACGAGGTAAACATCAAGTTTGAGAACTTGAGTCTTGAAGCACGAAAGAAATTGGCAAACAATTTCAAGTATGAAGATCCCACGGCACGATATCGTCCTGCGTACAAACTTGGACGTTGGGATGGTAAAGTGTCAATGTTTGGGCTTGGTGGAAATGGCTATTTGAGCCAGCTGGAAAAATGCCTTGGCATACTGTCAGACATGGATGTCAGTATTGATGAATTAGAAGATTTGCGTTCAACGCCTAAAATTGAATTCACACCAGTGACTGAAACATATTGGTCAGATCAAGGCAAAGTATGGCCCGTGGGGCATCAGCAAGCGGGACAACCTATAATGTTGCGTGATTATCAAGTGGACGCAATCAACACATTTTTAACTCATACCCAGAGTTTGCAAGAGATTGCAACTGGTGCTGGAAAAACCATCACAACAGCAACACTGAGTCAGCTGGCAGAAAAATATGGTCGCACAATTACCATTGTTCCTAATAAAAGTCTAGTAGAACAAACAGAAGAAGATTTTACTGCTGTGGGACTAGATGTGGGTGTGTATTATGGTGATCGTAAGGATTTGGGAAGAACCCACACCATCTGTACTTGGCAAAGTCTCAACATATTGGACAAGAAAAGCAAAAACTGGAGTGAGGAAATCGCGCTAACATTGGCAGAATTCCTTGATGGAGTAAAGACTGTTATTGTGGATGAAGTACACATGGCCAAAGCCGAAGTGCTTAAAAATTTACTCACACAAAACTTGTGTAATGCACCCATACGCTGGGGACTTACTGGCACAATCCCCAAAGACGAGTTTGAAAGCGAGCCCATCTTCGCCAGTATTGGACCAGTAGTTGGCGGCATCAAGGCACATGAACTACAGGAGTTGGGGGTACTCAGTAATTTACATGTTAACGTGTTACAACTGATAGATTTACCAGAGTTCAAAACATATCAAGAAGAACTAAAGTATCTTGTGACCAACAAGGACAGAATGACATACTTTAGCAATTTAATCAAAGGCATAGCAGATTCAGGCAACACATTGATCCTAGTAAACAGGATCGATACAGGCAAATTATTAACAGAAATGATAGACGGCGCTGTGTTTATTTCAGGTGAAGTTAAAGGTAGTAAAAGAAAAGAAGAGTACAAAGAACATGCAACAATGGATAATAAAGTTACTGTGGCGACTTTTGGTGTGGCCGCTGTGGGTATCAATATTCCTAGGATCTTTAATTTGGTGCTTCTGGAACCCGGAAAGAGCTTTGTTCGCGTTATACAATCTATTGGGCGTGGTATTAGGAAAGCAGAAGACAAGGACTTTGTACAAATCTGGGACATAACTTCTACTTGCAAATTTGCCAAGCGCCACCTCACAACGAGGAAAAAATTTTACAAGGATGCCAAGTATCCATTTACTTTAGAAAAAGTGGATTGGCAAAAATAGGAACTCATGCAGATATTAACATTAGATAACGAAACGTT